CAATGGAAACTCGTGTTCACCTGCCACGTGCGGGAGTGCATGAACGGGCTGTAGCGCAGTTTGGTAGCGCGTCTGCTTTGGGAGCAGAATGTCGCAGGTTCAAATCCTGTCAGCCCGACCGGAGCCCTTGGAAACATTACGTTTCCAAGGCTTTATTTTTTCTTGGCCGTAGGCTATCGACACGATTCGACACGATGACCGCGCAACCTCCGCGTCTAGACGGTCTTCAACTGTTCAGCGCGCAGCTCGCCAATCGCGTCCGCCACATCGTCCAATCGTTCCGGCCAGAGAGCCGTGTATGTGTTCAGCGTGATGCTGGGTGAGGAGTGGCCGAGCTGCATCTGTAGGGTCTTCACATCCGCGCCTTGAGCAATCGCAAAGCTCGCATAGCTATGCCTCAAACTATGGATGGTCACGCCCTCGTCCTCCATGCCGGCCAGTCGGACGGCCTTTCGCCAGACACGCGTCCGCCACGTGTTCGTCCACAGGTTCCCGCCTCTTGCCGCGCGGAACAGCCAGTCGTCGTCGCCCATGCCCTCCATCTGCCGTTCGATGGACGGTATAAGGAATCTGGGTATGGCGATGCTGCGCGGTTTGCCGTTCTTCGGCGTGCCCAGCACAAGCCTGCCTTTGCCGTCGTCGGTCCAAGTGCGGCGGATGCGCGCCCTGCGTGATTCCACATCCACGTCGCCGCATTTGAGTGCCAGCGTCTCGCCAATGCGGGCACCGGTGTATGCCTGCCAGCGGACGATCAGCCCGTCTACCGGCCGTCCTGCCCGTTCGGCCATGCCGGCCAGCAACTCCACCTCCTCGACGGTAAGGAACACCATGTCGTCATCGGATTGCGTGATGCGCGGCACGGTGACCTTTTCAATGGGGTTCTCTCCGATCCAGCCGTGCTCCAAAGCGAATTCCATGACACCGCCCATGACGACCTTGACGATGTTGCGGATGCTGCGTGGACTCAATGGCTTCGATTCGCGATCGTCCTGCAGTTCGGCGGGATACCCGCCTTCGGTGAGCTGCGTGACCCACTGTTGCAGTTCGTCGCGTTGGATTTCCCTCAGTGTGCGATCGCCCCACTTGGGGTTGATATAAACGCGCAATTCGCGGCGGTATCTGCCCAAAGTGCCCTGTTTGATATCCATCTTGCCGTCCGTCCATTCGGAGGCAACGTCCCGGAAGATGCGTAGTTCCTGCTGCGGGTCGCGGTATTTGCCGCGTCTGATGTCGTCCTCGATGGCCGCTGCGTATTCCTCAGCGTCACGGAGCTTGGCGAAGTTCCGTGATTTCTGGACGCGTTTGCCGTCTCGAAGCGTGTACCAGCGGCATCTCCACCGTGAGCCTTGGCCGTACAGCGCGGACCGCCATTTGCCGGGCACATTGGCTTTCATCGGATCCTTCGCATTGGCCAGCGACTGTTTCGCGGCCCTGCTGGGCGGGTTGCCGTCCTCGTCGTTTTTGAGCCATCTGTCGTCTACGAACGCTCTGGCCATGGTCGTCTCTTTCCGAGGATCCGCGCTACACTGTGCGTGGAACCTCATTTTGGTGAAAACGGAAATGCTGATTGTTGGTTCCTTGGGTTCCGTCCGACTGTGTTCGGGCGGGACCCTTTTTTGTTTCCCGTCGCGGTATGTGGACGCTGAGCTTCTTTTATTGCACGCACACGCCGGAATCGTACAACAGCTGCCGATAGTCCGACAGTACTTGGATGGTGACGCCCAATTCAACGGCCATCATCCACGTATTGCCCTCGTACACCGTCTCCGCCATGCCGTAATCCACCGGTGATATCAACGCCAGCGCGGTCTCCCTGCGGCAACGGCGCTCGCATTTGATTCCGTATTGGCTGCCGCATCCGGGGTCGTGGTGTCTGGCGTGTATGAGTTCGTGGCACAATGTGCAGCGGCGTTGGCGCTGGTTGAGCCAGTCGGCCAGCAGGATAAGCCCATGCCGGTCGTCGTACAGGCCGCATGTGTCGCGCGGAAGACGGTACGACACTATCGTCAGGCCCATGGATTCCGCGTTCCTATGGAGCTCCGCGATGGTCTTGTTATCCACATTCCCCTCTTCCGAAAGCACTCTTTTGCGAAAAGCGCTTTTTCACTGTTTGTCAAGTTCTATTTGACAGTTGGAGTGTCGTATGTGATGCTCGAATCAGCTCATCTACCAAGTTGTAGAAGGAGTCTCCGGGGTCGCTGCGGCGGCCCTTGCTTTTTATTACCTATGCGGCGAGCTCCTGCGGGGCCCTCTTTGCCAGCTGCGAATACGGGATCACGCTTACTCCGCAGTTTGCGAACGCTTCGGACGCCCCGTCCTGCAGTGGGCCTTCACGGTCGTCTCCGATGACCACGAGCTTCGCATCGGCGCGTTCCTTGGCCTTGCGCGTGTCCTCCCAACCCCACATGATGTTCCTTACGGCGTCCTTGTCGAACTTGTTCGGAGCCTGGCAGAACCTCGTCGGATGGTTTGCGCTGCGCTGGAAGATGAAGTCGAAGCTGTGTTCGTATCGCGACACCCCGCGGATGCCGACGCTTGCCGTATAGAACACGTTACATCCATCCAGCACGGTGGCCACGTCATCCGCGAAGTATTCCGCAACCCTCCGCTGCGCGGCCTCCATCATGGACCCGACGCCGATGAGGGCCTGCGCGTAACGGTTCATGGCATCGCCGCGTCTTCCATCCGATTCGAGCACTATTTCGTCGTTCTTGATGCCTGCACCGTATTTGCGGGCGATGCGTTCCATGCGCTCGCGCCTCGCCTCTGTGATTGTGACGCCGTTCTGTCGGAACGATTCGAGTGTGTACCCGTCGTCGGTGAACATGATGCGATCGCCGGCGGTCTTGGCATAGAAGATCAGGTCATCGTTGGAGTGGTCGAACATCGGGAGAGTTATTTCCTTCCACTCTCCGAGGTCCTTGGCAGAGGACTCGTGCTTGAGCCATTCACCATACTCCTCGATGAGCTCGTCGGGCTTGATGCTCTCGATGCTGTTCATATCAGGCTCTCCTGAAAGACTGGTCTCTTGATCACGTTGAACTTATCTAATAAGGCTATAGTAGCGTCCACGAATCCATCGGACTCGAGATCGGCCGGATACGCCACCAAATCATCGTCTCCCTCCTTGTACACATGCCAGTGAGTACCCGATATTCGTGTGCCGTCGGGATTGTTGTGCGTTCCGCTGTTGACACATAAGCGTATCAGCGGAATTCCCAGTTTCGTGATGCGGGCTGATATCTGATGCCTTGCTGCGTTCTTGGTTCCTTGGAAGACGGCGATGGTGAATTTCTCCCCGTCATCGGCTCTCACGTGGAATTCCGCGTTATGCTCGCCGGCCGCCGGCATTCGAAACACATCCTCCACGGCGTTCTTGACGGCCGTGATAAGCCGTTCGGCCTCCTCCTGTGAAAGAGTGAACCTCGGCTTCCTGTTCTTCCTTGACATGTCTTTTCCTCTCACTCGTCAGGCGTCTCGGCTTCGAGGCGTGCGTTCGGATCCTTGTTCGCGGCCACGTCGTAGTCTTCGGGGTGCGCGGCGATACGGTCGATGAGATCATCGGTGATCCGGGACTCGCGCTCGCGGGCCTTGTAGGCGCGGGCGACCTCGATGATGTCTCGCAACGTGGCGACTGGATCAGCATCGCATGCTTGGCAAAGCAAAAGGAACTCCGATAGCTTGATCGGCGCTTTTCTGCCCTTTTCAATGTCGCTGATCCTGACGTGACTGACAGCGTTGTTCATCATCTCAGAGATGGTCCGATATGAATATCCAGAATCGGCAATGATCTTCGCAGCTGCCTGCTGTGAGGCGTAATCAAACGCTGTCCATTCGTACTTCGTAGCCATGTGCACAACGTTAGCACATGTTGACACGCCGCACTTGCGTAAGTTGTAAGCACGAGCTAACATCAGTCTCATCAAGTAAGCACGTGCTTACAGATGGAGGTGAAAACAGATGACGATCGACAAGAGGGTTGACTGCATCAAGCTCGCAAAAGCGGTTATCAGGCAAACCAGAAATGACGTTCTGATCAGCAAGACGCAGATGACTGATATTGCCGCCCGCTGCAATCGAAATCGGACAACTGTCAGCAGAGCACTTGATGCGGAAGACATGACATTGAGCATGTGGTTTGCCTCGGTCTCCGAAAGTGAGATCGATCCACTGCAACTCATCACCGAAAAAATTCAAGAGCAGTCGGCGCTCGCCGACGCATGAATCAAAAGGAGAATCCGAGATGAGCATCAACATTCCGGCCGAGACGCCGGACGAATCCACGAACCCAATCTCCGTCGAGGAGTTCGAACGCCTGCACCCGGCGATGCTGGGCGCGATAAGGAAAGCCGTCCGCGAGGAACCAGTTCGAACGGTTATCGGAACAGTGGGCGGCGACAAGAGGAGCCACCTGTCCAGCCTTGACCTGCGAGGCATCGGCATCGAGGTCAGACGGCAGTTGTCGGCCCGCGACATGACGACCGAAGTCATGGGCTCGATTCTCGAGCACATCAATCAGGCCGCGGACCGACTAAGCACGGAGATACAGGAACTCCGTTCAGAACTTATCCGAGAGCACGTCGAGACAGTAGGCGGCGGATGCCATGGAGGCATCCATCGAATCGAATCCCTTGGCGAGGAGGGAAAGACCTTGGCACAGGGCTCTCATCCTCTCGTCGGGATCGGACGTTTCGGCGGCCTTCCCAAACACGGCGCTCGCCTTCGCGAAATCGGATCCATTGCTCATATTCTCACCTCCCTTCTTTGCGTGGGTCTGCTCATTCTCCCACTCGGCAGGAAGGGCCTCAAATGAGAGTGCTTCGAAAAAGCAAGCGGCGCTCGCCGAAGAGTGAATCGAAAGGAGAATCCGAAATGAGGAAGATGAAGAGATCCGATGTCCGCGAGTGGATTCCAGGTGAACCGCTTGAACGGGTCGACTTCGGCAATGGTTGCACGGGGATGAACAAGAGCCTTCCGAAAGAGCCGGGGAACGCTGGCGATTTCAAGCGTCTCATCTGGAAATGCCGCGCCATCGAAGCGGACGGAGGGCCATGCCTTGATGTGCTTCCATCCGAATACTGGATTGACGACGTGAAGCAGGGCGACTATTTCGATGTGGTCACCGACGAATCAAGTTACGGCCCATGCAGCTTCGGTGATGCGTGGTTTTATCTCGCTGGCGTTGATGCGGGATGGCATCTCGCCCGCAGGAAGCGTCATTCCGTTTTGTGTGCGACCTTGCGTGGCATATTCGATTCGTTGACTCATCGCCACGAGAACGCGACTGATGCAGAACCGTTGGTTACGGCCTCGAAGCCCTCTCGCGAATCTGCCGAACACTCTTCGAGCTGCGGTTCCACGCCTCCTTCTTTATCTCGGTCAGAGATACACGAATCTTATGACTGCGCGACATGTGGGACGACCGCCACTCAATCTCGAAATCATCGGGAAGTAGCAGCACCGCATTCTCGCCGGTGAAGCCGGTATGGCAGATCTGATTCGGTCTCAACCGCTTGGCCAACAGCGGCGTATAGGGGCTTGTTCCGAACGTTGCCTGAGGTGGGATTCGGACGTCATACATCGTCAGAGGTCCAACAAGCCGGAAATACACGATGCTGTTCGACGTGGAATCAAGAAAAGGCTCCAAATCGGTTTGGGACAAATCGTCCCTACGGCGAATGGAGTGGATTTGAAACTGCTGCAGAACGTTCCACGCCAAAGACGCCCCGGCGATGATGGTCGAAGCCCAGCCTGCCGGATCCTCAAGAAAACTATTCACAAACTCGATTCTAGGGAGAATCCAATGAACAATGAAATCCAGAAGTTCGATTTCAAGGGCGCCCCATTGCGTACCCTGACCGATAAGGCGGGGGAGCCCTGGTTCGTCGCCAAGGACGTATGCGACATCCTCGGGACAGATACAAGGGACTTACACAAGATTCTTGAGTCTGATGAAATCACCAATGTGGATAGTATCCACATTGCTCAGAATGGCGGTAAAGCTCCGCTCATCATCTCCGAGCCTGGTCTTTACCGTCTTGTGATGAAGTCTCGGAAGCCGGAGGCCAAGGAGTTCCAGCGTTGGGTGACGCATGAGGTGCTGCCCCAGATCCGCAAAACCGGCGGCTACATCCCGACGTCCGAGTCGGATTCAGATGAGGACATCATGGCCAGGGCCGTGCTCGTCGCGCAGAAGACCATCGAGCGCAAGAACCAGCAGCTTCAAGCCAAGGACACACAGATCAAGATGTTGGAGCCGAAGGCCCGGTTCGCGGACGCCGTGGCCGCGTCAGACGGCACGTGCCTGGTCGGCGAGCTCGCGAAGATGCTCCGGCAGAACGGGATGGACATCGGCCAGAACAGACTGTTCCGTCTTCTTCAGGCTGACGGGTATCTCGGCAAGTCCGGTTCGAATCGCAACGTGCCGACACAGCGTGCGATGGACCTCGGCCTGTTCCGCATCAAGGAGACCACCGTCACCCATGCGGATGGGCACACCACGGTCAGCCGCACTCCGAAGGTCACGGGCAAGGGGCAGCGCTATTTCATCGACCGGTATTGGGGTCGCGCTCAGCCGTCGTTGGAAGCGGGTGCGTGATGAGTGAGACATGGCTGCCGGCATGCATATCGCTTACTGCTGGCTTGTTCAGTCTTTCCCTGGCTTTGCTTCGGATCCTCGTCGATCTTGATCCGATCGGTTGGATCCTGTCGTTAGGGGAATGTCAAGAGTCCGGGAAAGCGGATGCAGTCGGGGATGTGCAAATAACCATAATCCCAGTCTCGAATGTTCGAACCGGTATCTCGTCAGAGTTGGCAAATGCCGTCTCGTTTCCGGTATCGGATGACGCGGCTGTTCCGGGAGCGACCCATGAATCGAATAGGAACGGAACACGCGGCGCATCAAATGCGTCGGCTGCTTCGTCCAATGGAGGCGTATCGCTATGACATCGGCTTTCTCATCGGCGTGCATGATGATATACGCGCGGTCGGCCGCTTTGAATTGCGCGATGCTGCTCGGAGTCATGAACTCGGTGTTGTCGCCGATGGGTCTCAGGAGCAGGAAATACGCCTTGCATCCAATCCCCTCGATTGAGACGTCGTACGCGTCGCCGTCACCGGAATTGTACACGGAGCAGACGGAATCCGGCTCGGCCTCGTCTCGAGACTCCAACCAGTCAGAAAATCCGGGCACCGTTGAGGAAATCGGTAATTCAGGATTCGTCGAGTGTTCCAGCAGGGTCCAGTCCGCCTGCGGCCTGTTATGCCATGGCCACCAAACGGTCAATCCGGCGCCAAACAGCGAGGCCGCGGCACCGGCCCATGCGGCCAATACGGATCCATCCATTGATTCTTCTCCTAACTGTTCGGCCCGCACGTCGGAAATGCGGGATGACACCGATTTTAGGAGGGGGCCGGGCGGTTCTCCTAACGCCGCCCGGCATTACACACGCAAAGGAGGCGCGTGATGGAAGACGATACGACGTTCGCTGCGCTCGCTGAGGTCCTGAAACCGATGAACACGACGAAGGACATCGCGGACCGTTGCGGCATCAAGGAGGGCACCTTGGCGTACTGGCGTGGTGCGGGAATCGGTCCGAAGTTCGTGAAGGTCGGACGGACCGTCATGTATCCGAAGGAGCCGATGATCGCCTACTTCAAGGAACACCTCTACCAGAGCACATGTGAATACGAGGGAAAGGAGTCGGCATGAAAACGATTCGCAAGGCCTGCGTGCAGGCAGTGTTCGACGAGTTTGAGACCCAGGGCGAACTGGTCCACCCATTCAAGGACGGGGATGTGGAGGCCATGCGGGCGCTCGGCCACATCGTCGGCTACGTCGACCTTGACGTCACCGGAATCGTGGACCTCATCGTCGACACGATCAACAAGGAGCTGTGACATGGGCATCAGACAGGCCGTGAGGCTGAATCCGCCGGCGCCGCCGAAGTCAGGACGCCATGACCCGCATAACGTGCTGCTCGCGTCGAGTGGCTTCTACGTCCGGGTGGACGTGGACGGATCCGCCAGACTTATCGACGGCATCCATGAGATAACGCTGGCGGAATTCACCGCCGAGGAAAGCAAAGACATCATTCACACGCTCGGCATGATCGGAGGAACACGATGACCGACAACGACTACCACATCGAAGACCGACTCGAAACCGCACGGAAGGCGGGGCGTCCGAACTACGCCTTGCGCCGCATGAAATTCGCGATTGCGGTCATCGGCCTGGTCGTGAGCGTGACGCTCATGCTCACCTGGCATGACTCGTGGAACATGGCCGGCGCGCTGCTGGTCGAGGGCGTGTATCTCGCCACCGCGTTGTGGCTGGTGGTGCGGTTCGCGTCCAGGGACGACGACTGAGGGGAGTGACCGATGAGGGAGATTCTGCCGCATTGGCATTTCAGTCCGAACGCTCCGGTCAAGGACGTCGACACGAAGAAGATGACGAGTGGTGACAGGGCGGTGGCTGAGGCGTGCCGTCGGGTGATGGAGGTGATGCCTGGTGACAGTTTCCATCAGGGCGCGAAGGCTCAGTTGTCGCACATGGTGAAGACCAGGGATGGTGGCGAGACCATCCGCATCATCAAGACTCTCGCCGTGAAAGGTAGGTTCTGATGGCTGGTGAGACGATTATCGCGGTGGTGGGCAATCTGACCGCGGATCCTGAGTTGAGGTCGACGAAGAACGGTCGGAGTGTGGCTGGGTTCACGATCGCGTCCACTCCTCGCACGTTCGACCGGCAGTCGAATCAGTGGGTCGATGGGGACGCGTTGTTCCTCCGCTGCACTGTGTGGGGTGACTTGGCGGAGCATTGCGCCAATAGTCTCGCGAAGGGCATGCGTGTGGTCGCGCAGGGTAGGCTGACGCAGCATTCGTGGGAGGACGAGCAGCATCAGAAGCGTTCTTCCATGGAATTGCAGGTGGACGAGATCGGCCCTTCCTTGCGGTCTGCGACGGCGCAGGTGTCCAAGGCGCAGCGGGGTACGGCTGGAGCGTATGGCAATCCGTCCTCCGCTCCGGCGGGCTATACGGGCGGGGCCACCGCTGCCGGCGCCTCGCTTCCGACGTCCGACCCGTGGGGTCAGCCACAGGACAAATCGGCATCGTTCGGTGATTTCGGCAAGCCGGAATCCGAACCGGAATTCTGATGAAAGGAATGGATCATGGGCATCACCATAGAGAATCTGCAGGTGGACGACCTGCATGCCAACCCGCATAATCCACGCAAGCAGATCGGCGACGTGGAAGAACTGGCGTCGAGCATCCGAAGCCAGGGCATCAAACAGCCTTTGCTGGTCACGCCGAATGGCGAGACGGACATCGACGGACACAAGCAGTACCGTGTCGTGATCGGCCACCGCAGGCTCGCCGCTGCCAGACAGGCGGGACTCTCGACCGTGCCCGCGATCGTTGAGGAGATGGACGCGCGCCGCGAACGCGAGATCATGCTCGTGGAGAACACGCAACGCTCCGACCTGACTCCCGTGGAGGAGGCCGACGGCTACCAAGGGCTTCTCGACCTGGGCGTGCGGGTCAAGGAGATGGCCGAGAAGACGGGACGCAGCGACCGGTTCGTTCGCAGACGGTTGAAGATAGCCAGAATCCCGCAGGAGACGCGCGACATGTCCGCCGATTTCAGCCAACTGTCGCTCGACCAGTTGGACAAGCTCGCCGAATTCGAATCCGACCCCGACATGCAACGCGAGCTCGCACGGTCCACCGACTTCGAATGGACATACCAAAGGCTCGTCAGCAAACGCGACAAGACGAAATGGTGCGGTGAGGCCGACAAGGCGCTCGCGAAGGCCGGCGTCAGGGTCGAGTCCTTCCCGGACGGGAAGGACTATTGGACGTTCGAACCGCGCGGCTACAGGCGGCATAACATCATTTCCTCCACTCGGGATCCGTTCTGGAAGCAGTTCACGAGCGAGGACGAGTGGCCGAAACTCCGCGTCTACAAGAACCATGGCGGCTACTGCCTGTACGCGCCGATTCCACCCGACCAGCTCGAAAGGGAGAAGAACGCGAAAACCGAACGCCAGGCCATCATGGCCCGGGGGGAGGAACTCGACCGCAAGGCCAGGGATTTCGAGGCGATCGCGAGGGACACGCGTTTCGCATGGATACGAACCAACCTCCACACGCTCACCCGCGAACAGACAGTGGCGGGAATCTGCGAACTCGCGCTCGCTGAGACGGTCGGCTGGCATTCGATGTTCGTGAGCCAGCCAATCCATGGCGAGGGTGTCGTGGAGGCGCTCATCGGTTTTGGATGGAATCTGCCGATCACCGAGCATGACGACGAGCACTGGTCGTTGGAATGCAAGGAGAACCTCGACCAGATCCGCATGGTGTTGAGGGACAGGCCGCTGCGGATCCTCGACGTGCTGGCCGCACGCCAGGAGGACAACGCCGACTGGCGCTCGTGGCGCACCATGCGCGGCGTTGATGAGATGTGCGTCTGGTACGGCGCATTGGAACACCTCGGATACCAGCCCAGTGCGGAGGAACGCGAGGCACTCAAGGGCGCGATGGTCGAAAAGGAGCAGAAATCATGAGTATGGAAAATGTGCGGAAGCTGCTGTACCAGGAATGGGACCTCGACCCATATGAGCTTCGCATCACGATGATGGTGGCGGACTGGACCGGCGATGACGGCAAAGGGTTCGCATGCAGCACGAAGACCATCGCGGCACGGCTGCATATGTCGGACCGCACCGTGAAGAACAAGCTCAAATCGCTTCGTGAGAAGGGTTTTCTGGAATATGGCAACCAACGTCTTGTGGAGGATTATGCGCCGAACCGTCGTCCGAAGGTGTATAACCTGCATTTCCCCAAGCGTGGGAGTGCACGCCGTGCACCCCAGAAACCGACAGGGAAAAACAGGGGTGCATATCATGCACCCCAAGAAATTGATGTGCAACTGGGGTGCACTTGCGGTGAATCTGCGGTGAATCTGGGGTGCACGCAGTATGCACACAATACTATTAATACTCCTAATACTCCTAAAACTATTGAGAGAGACGCGCGCGCGAGAAAACCAATCCCAATACCAGCCGACTGGAAACCCTCTGAGGAACACCGGGCGCTCGCCGACCGGCTCGGCATCGACTGCAGCATCGAGGCCGACAAATTCCGCGACAGGGCCCTCGACTCGGGAGCCCGCTCGGCCGACTGGAACGCGAAATACCGCAACTGGCTCGTCAAAGGCAAGGAACGCGGATTCGCCACACCCAAAACCGGCACTCGCCGGTATACGTGGGGCAGCGAAGAGGTGAAACGCGTAGTCGGCCCGATAGCCTGCGAGGGCACGGACACGTACATGGAGCTCGCATGCAAGGTCGCCGACCTGCTCAACCAAGGCGTGGTGGACCCGGACATGCTGCGCCGTCAGCTCGCGAACGTGCCCGGCGACGTATTGGCCGAACAATTGTTCGAACAGGAGACGGCGGCATGAACGCCATGACCATCGCACACATGGCCGGCATCCTCACCTCGGCCATCCAGGCCGCGGACCGATTGGAACTCGACGCGCTCAAAGGCCCGGCGCTCGCCGATATGGACCTTGACCGTATCCGCGATATCAAACGCGACTGCTCGACCTGCATCAACCTGCTCGAACAAATCGGAAGGGAGCGACGATGAGCGACCGGCAATTCCAGGAATCGAAACGCGTCGCCTTACAACGTCAGGGCTGGCATTGCATGCGTTGCGGACGCAACCTGCACGACCCGACCGTCTGGCCGGGCAGGAGCGGCCACCACAGGCAGTTGCGCCGTCGGGCCGACCCGACCGTGCGTGACCTGCCGTGCAACATCGTCGAACTGTGCGGTTCCGGCACGACCGGCTGTCATGGTTGGACGCACGCGCATCCGGCCGAGGCGGAACGGTTCGGCTACATCATCCCGAGCTGGCGCGATCCGCTCAACGCGCCGATACGCGACTGGAACGGCGACTGGTGGTGGCTGTTGGATGACGGCACGGCGCAACGGCTCACGCAAATCGAAATCATCGAATGGCAAAGCAATTGGAAGGAAGAATCATGAGGAAACAGGACGAAGACCTGAACGTGAAGCCGGAGGCGCTGCTCTGGCTCGACTTCGAAACGACCGGCACGGACAGGAATGACAGTCTGCCGTTGGAGGTCGGCATGGAATGCACCGACGTGCTGGGCGAACATTCGTTCGGATCCCTGCATCGCATCATCAGACCGGACTATCTCGACCTGTTGGACATGAGCCCGATAGCGTTCTCCATGCACACGGACAACGGCCTCCTGTTCGAACTGCTGAACGGTTCCGACAGGAACGACTGCGTGGAAGCGGTCGCGAATGCCGTGGAGGAGTATCTCGACTCCCTCTCGCAACGCTTCACGCTGGTTCCTGCCGGAACGAACGTGGACTTCGACATCGACTTCCTCAAACGCCTGGGCCTGGCCCCGGACAGGTGGCTGTCCTACCGCAAGTTCGACCTGACCACGCTCCGCCGCTACCTCACGTTCCTGGACTGCCCCGAAGACCCGTACGGGACGCATTCCAGCACGCACAGGGTACGCGACTGCATCCGACGCGACATCAACGACTACAAGTGGTACCGCAAGCTTCTGAAGGGAGCATGGTGATGACCGTGGCCGCCATGATGCCCCTGTGCGCGGCCGTCCTGGTCGCTTGGATCGGAGGCCGGCCATGACGGTCCAGACGCATATGGCGTGGCAGTACCGGAATCCCGCCGACCTGATCGGCCGTCGATGCATCGCGCTCACCGGCATGGATGTCACGTTGGACGGCCCATCGGATCTGATCCGGTTGAGTCCGGTCCACGCGGTCCTGAAATACCGGGGCATAGGCCTGCACGTCATCGACTGCGACCTACGCCACCACACGAACAAAACCTCGGACGGCATCCGCGCCGTCGTCATCACGGAAGGCAAACCATGAAACACACCGGAATCACATTGCGTGCCAGGAAATGGCGTCGAACCAGCCCATGCCCATACTGCGGCACGAGAAAACCCGGCATCGAACCCTACGCCCGGATCGTCGGAGCCACGATGCACTACATCTGGATCGCCAAATGCCATGGATGCCCGAACGCCATCTGGATCACCACCCCGGACGACAGCATCAAAACCGCGATACGCGGATGGAACCGATACGCCAACGGCGAATGGCGCAAACACTAGGAGGAAACGAAATGAGAAAAACAACACGCATCACACTCGCCATCACCGTCATATGCATGGCGCTCGCCGGATGCGGCACCGACACCACCGAAGACCCACAGCCGGCAACCAGCGCGGAATGCACCGTGCCGACCCTCGTCCATAGTGGACCGGGCACGAAAGCGACATCGCGGGAATGCGAGATCACCCTCAAAGACACAAGGAAGCTTGACTGCGTGATCGTCAGCGGAGGCCTGTCCTGCGATTGGGACCACGTGAGCGGAGCGGACAAGGATCCTGAGCGATGAGCTACCAGGAAATCCATGAGCTGTTCGTCGTCTGTGACGAGTGCCACACAAGCCTTTCCGTCTATGACGCGACCTACGAGGCCGCCGACAACGAGGCCGCCGACCACGGCTGGCAATGTGACGAGCTCCAAGGCAGGCACTACTGCCCGCTCCACTGGCACGTCGAATGTCATGACTGCGACGTCACCGACAGTGGAGCGCCGGACGAACTGGAAGCCGCGGGATGGCACATCGACCGAGATTATCCATGCGACAGCCTCTGTCCGAACCACCGCCATCTCGCATGCCGCGAATGCCGCAAGTGGGACGTCGGACCGCTGCACCGGCTCGAATACGAGGGATGGCAGGTAAATGCAGACGATTTCAAGAAGAGCCTCTGCCCGGAATGCGTAAAAAACAAGAAGGAAACGAAATGAAAGTGAAGAAAGTCCTCATAGACATGATCGTCAAATGGCATCAGGCCGGATACAGCCTCGATGAGATCGCGCCACTGGTTCCACAAGTACCCAAAGAGGAAATCAAAGCGATCATCCGACACACCCGCGAATAACAAGAAACCCGACCTTCCGGCCGGGCTCCTGGCATCACCACAAACCAGACTACACCCGCCGGAGGGAATCGAACAAATGAACGAACCAACCAACGAATCCCAACCAACACAAACCAACCAAAACAATCCAGCGCTCGCCGGCATGTGCCAAGTGTGCGGCGGGGAGTGCCGTATTCAAGCCACGATGTGCGACAAGTGCGAGAACACTTTGAGGGGATGGATCCACGACTATCCCATCTGGATCCATGCCTTGCGCGAGTTTCTGGATTCGACGGCGCATTACGGAGGCCACCAGCCTGGACGTGTCAACCTGCCGTCCGCGCCCACGCCGATCAGACTCTCGGTCGTTGACCATCTGCAGGAGATCGAGGATGCGGTGACGGCGTTGTGGTGTCGATTGTATGCGCCGCCGGCCATGCCATGGGCCACAAGCATCGCGGTCCCGCCAGTCGCTGACATGCTCAAGGCATGCTGGTCTTGCCAGCGGTTGAACCGACTGCCGGACATTGGTTTGATTTGGCATGACTGGGAGCGGTTGGCGCGCAAGACGCTGGGCATCATCGATGTGCCGCCATCCAGGCACAGCATCGGCAGGTGCCTGAATCCTCTGTGCGGCGTGGAGCTGAGTGCGGAGGTCTGCGCGGTAAGCGTTGACTGTCCGGTGTGCGGCAACACTTATCGCGTGGTCGATGTGCGATTGGGTTTCCTGCGGGAGTGCATCGAATCGGGCAGGGCGTTCACGGCGGGGGAGTGCGCGGAGCTGCTGCGCGAATGCGGATTCCAATGCAATGCGAACACGATTCGCTCATGGCGTAAGCGTGGCAGGCTTCAGCCGGCCGGCGAGAACGAGAAGGGACGGCCATTGTACAGGCTTTCGGACGTGCATCGGCAGGTGCTGCGACGCGATTCGATTTGACAAAATCGAAAGTGCAACGCAGAATTGTCAGTGGATTAGAGGGTTCAAACCGAGGTGACTTGGTTTGAACCCTTTTCATATCCGCCATGGATTCTCCTAACTCCTTGGGTTGCAGTCCCGTCCTGTCCGAACGGCATATCGGACACGCTCCGCCCACTCCCGTCAGAGTGGACATACCCAACAGTGGCAGGCAAGCCAATCCCGTGCTTCCGTGATGCGGTGAAGCTCAAATCCGCCTGTCCATGCCTTCGTAGGAATCAGTGGTAGATCGTACCGGCCGCGAGTCTTTATTGGATTCTCTTCCTTGTGGCCGCGTGTGGACGCGGGTTCGAATCCCGCCGAAGGCACCCATGAAACAAACCCGGGGTAGGGGTATTCGCAGATGATGTGGAGCCCCTACAAGACACGGGAGTGTCCATATATGGGAGCCCCTATACCGGCATTCCAGCAAACCAACGGCGAAGATAATCATTGATAAATCCACGGCACCCCGGGGCCCATACACGTTGGAGGCCACATGAGCAAGCGGCGCAACGAGCGTGTCAGCAACGGCTGGCGGCGCAGACAGCTCAGGGCAAGAGTGCTGGCCGCATACGACGTGTGTGCCATCTGCGGCAAGCCAGTCGACAAGACATTGAAGACACCACATCCGATGAGCGCCGAAGTCGACGAGCTCGTACCGGTCTCACGCGGTGGCGATCCATACAGCTTCACTAACTGCAGGCTCACGCACCGCAGATGCAACAGGATGAAGAGCGACAAGACAGACGAACACGCACGAGCGCTGCTGGCTGGCAGACAGGAAGTGAAATCAAGTTCGATGCCGTTCAAAACGTTTGGCATCTAGTCTCCGATGACCAGGGCGGGGACCCCGGGTACACCCCCTTCCGGTCGCCTCGGGTGCAGTGCCGATTTCTCCCCGCGGATTCAAACGTCGGAAACAGGGGAAACAACGAAAGGTCGGAAAGCGAGGATTACGCCGATGAAGTGCGAACTCTGCGGCAAGGAATTCCAGCCTTCCGGCCATGGGCGGCCTCAGAAGTACTGTTCCAAGTCCTGCCGCCAGAAAGCGGATTATCGTCGGAAAAAGAACCGGCCACCGCAGACGGCCGCGAAAAAGACCAAGACCAGGACGAAACGGGAACCGGAATCCGACCTCGACCAGCGGAGTTTCGAACGGATGATGGACGGCTCCCATGAGGACACGCTCCGCGAAATCGTCGGCAGACTGCGCAAGGCTCTGCATGACCCCTCAACACCGGCCAGCGCGTTGCCGTCGATTAGCAGCAAGCTTGCAGAATTCGACGAACGGATGCGCATGGCCGAGGAATCCGGCAGTCTGTTCGACATGAACGATGACGTGACGGAGGTGGCGGAGGATGTCGGAGCGTCGATTGTCTGAAATCGCCCAACGGCTCGTGCAGCCGGAAGGCGTCACGTCGAGTGACTTCAAACTGATCAACAGCGCGGCGGTCAAGGCCGGAATCCATTACGACCTCTGGCAGAAAGGCTTTCTCTACCTGCTGTTCGCCAAACGCTCCGACGGCAAGTACGCATGCGGGTCCGGCGGCGCGGTCCTGTCCAGCTGCAGACAGATCGGCAAGACATTCACCGTCGGAACCGCGATGTTCATCCTGTGCGCCGGGCGCGCCGGAACATTGGTCATTTGGACCGCGCACCACACGCGCACCTCCGACGAGACATTCGCCGATATGTGCGACCTGACCCGCAATCCGAAACTTTCCAGATACGTGCGGAACGTGCGCCGAGCGAACGGACAGCAGGAGATCCGTTTCACCAACGGCAGCCGCATCATGTTCGGAGCCCGCGAGAACGGCTTCGGCCGAGGCCTGCACTCCGCAGACATCGAGGTGTTCGACGAGGCTCAGATCCTCACCATCAAGGCGTTGGATAACCTGATTCCGATCGTGAACACGAGCCCGAATCCGCTGATCGTGTTCATGGGTAACCCTCCGAAGCCGGGAGACCAGTGCGAAGCCTTCGAGGAGAAACGTTCGACCGCGTTGTCCGGCAATTCGGACGGCATGCTCTACGTGGAGCTCGGCGCGGACCGCGATTGCGACCTGGACGACCGGACAGCGTGGGCGAAAGCGAACCCGTCATATCCGAAACGCACCAGCGAACAGGCGATACTGCGCATGCGCAATCTCCTTGCCGAGGATTCGTTCCGTCGCGAGGCGCTTGGCATATGGGATGAGACCGCCACCGCGTACGCCATCAGCCCGGACCTGTGGCAGGCCGCGGCCATCGACGACGTGTCTGATGGGGGAACCGTGAGCTTCGGCATCGACATGCCTCCGGACAGGAGCGTGCTGACCATCGGAGCCGCGCTACGGTACGCGGACGGTTCGGCCGTCATCCAGATGGCGAACATCAAGGACGCACGGCAGGCGGGAACCATGTGGGCCGTGGACTGGCTCGCCGAACATTGGCCGAAGACCGCCAGCGTGGTCATCGACGCGCAGTCGCCCGCTATGAGCCTGCTGCCCGAACTGAAGAAGGCGCATGTGAGGGTCACGGTGACGAACATGCAGGAGATGGGCCGCGCGTGCGGACGCTTCCTCGACATGCTCAAGGCCGGAACGCTCAAGCATCCACGGGACGAATACCAGCCGCAGCTGGCCGCCGCCGTCAAGGGCGCGACCACGCGACCATTGGGACAGTCCGGCGCGATCGCCTGGAACAAGCTCGGCAGCGATGTCGACATCACGCCGCTCGTGTCCACCACTCTCGCCCTGTATGGGGCGTTCACGACGAAACGACATCCGGGAAGACGACAGGAGGTGATGTTCTGATGGTGTTCTACATGGCCGACGGCACAACGGTAAGTGTCGCTCCGAAATTCACCGGCAGCAGCTACCTCGACACCGCAAGCGGAAACGTCGGCACCATCCTCGGCGTCGACGACGAGGACATGCCCATCATCCACGAACTGTTGCGCGTGTGGCGTGAGAAATACCCACGCAACCTGATCCGCGGAGCCTACTACGACTGCAAGGAACGATTCAAAGACTTCGGAATCTCCATCCCCGACCAGATCAAAAACAAGGTCGAGGCGATGATCGGATGGCCCGAACTGGCCGTCCGATCATTGAGCGACCTGAGCGACCTGGAAGGGTTCAGCGTATCCGGCGACGACACGATGGGCGTCAACGACCTGTTCGAGGACAACCAATTGGACGTGGCCACGTCAGAACTGATCGTATCCGCTTACAAGCACTCATGCAGCTTCCTGACCATCGCCGCAGACCCGGAGAATCCGGACCGGATCAGCATGATCCCACGCTCCGCCGACTGGTCCGCTGGAATCTGGGACCGACGCAACCACCGTCTGGCCGCGGCATTGACCATCACCGAGGACGACAAGGACGGACGAATCTGCGCGTTCAACGTGTGGCTCCCCGGCAAGGTCTACGAATGCTCCGGCCACCTGACCCCATGGCGGGCGGAGAAAATCGAAACGAACTTCGACCAGCCGACTGCCGTCGCGCTCGCCTACGACAGGCAGATGGACCGGCCATTCGGCCACAGCCGCATCAGCCGTTCGCTCATGAGCCTCGTCGACGCCGGATTCCGCACCGTGGTCCGCATGGAGGCGTCGGCCGAATTCTATTCCGTTCCGAAACTCTGGTTCATCGGAGCGAACAGGGACGCGTTCAGCAGCAACACATGGACGAGTCTCATCCAGGCGATCAACGCGATCACCGCGGACGAGAACGGAGAGCTTCCCCAACTGCATCAGGTGCAGCAGGCGTCCATGACGCCCCATTCGGACATGCTCAAGACCTTGGCCATGCTCGTCGCCTCGCAGACCCGAGTGCCGGTCGACTATCTGGGCATCACGTTGGACAATCCGACCAGCGCCGAGGCCATGGCATCCGCCGAACGACGGTTGACGCGCATCGCCGACAAGCAGAACGTGGCCTTCGGACGGGAACTCAAACGGGCCATGGGCATCGCCGTGGCATTGCGCGAAGGCGCGAACACGATACCCGACTCCATGCGCGACGTGCATCCGGTATGGGCGCCCACAAGGGAAATCTCCGACGCGGCGCGCGCCGACGCGTTCACGAAGATCGCCGACAAGATCACCGGCTACGCCGACTCCGATGTCGGACTCGAACGTCTCGGCCTGACCCGCGAGGAAATCACCCGCCTACGCGCCGACCAGCAACGGCAGAAATCGGAACAACGCATCGACCAGCTCATGGACAGAAGCGCGGCGTCCTCGGAGGTGACGGATGGATCTGAACAATCTGGATCTGCCGGAACCGGCGAAAGCGCAGCTTCGTCAGAAACTGGAGAAACTGCATAGGGATTACGAGACTGATCTTGAGAATCTGACAGACGACGCCACCGACGCGATGGAATCCGCGAAACCGTTGGAACGACAAGACATAGTGCTCAGGTACACCCGCGATGCGTCCGAACGATCACGCAGGTACTACACTGACACCAGGAACCTGTGGCAGAAATACGCCGGCATCAAAATGCCGCCCTACGTCTCATCTACTTGCGACGAATATGAAGTGCTATACCGTCAGGTAGGCGGTTTCACTGGAACCGATTGGAATGGGCATAACTACACTAATTTGAAGCATGGCAACGCCAACGGGCTGACTGTTGAAGACCTTTGGCCCGACCTGAAGACGGTGGACGACTGGCAGCAGTTCATTGCCGACATGATGAGCAGGTCTGTACGATTGACCACGCAGAACAACCGCGACGCCGACGAGACGCATCCTGGATGGGCACGCGTCCCACGAGGCTCCAATCCTTGTGCATTTTGCGTGATGCTCGCCAGCCGAGGATTCGCATACACCAGTGAGGAAAGCGCGGACTTCGGCGGCTCTTTCCATAACGGCAAATGCCGTTGCATTCCCGTGTGCAGCTGGGGCAAGGACAAGATCTTCGGCTATGACCAAGCGAAGTATAAAGCCATGTACGATCAGGCCGTGCAAGCCATCAACGGCAACGCATTGGGAAAGAATTGGAAGTCCTCCGCCGAGGAAGCCGGAATCAAGTTGGATTCGGCCGACGCGAATGCCGTCACATTCGTTATGCGTCATAAGTTCCCTAAGCAATTGAGCGACGGGATCATGCCGAAGAAACGTGCGTCTTTCAAAGTCGAACATGATTTCACCGGCATGCGCGACGAGAAATCATTAAGCAAGAAAGGATGGGATGGAAGGCAGAAGGCGCTTGGCGTCCCAGTAGACGCAGACGTCCTTGAGATGCATGAAATCGTGTTCCTGGAACATTTCAAGTCACTCGGACAGCATTACGAATGGATTCCACGCGATACTTTGGGGCACAAATCGACGAATGACTTGAAATGGATTGAGCAAGACCTTGAGTGCGAGGTTAAGTCATCTCGGCAAAAACGCCCAGACTACGGATCCATTTCGAAGAACATCTCAAAAGCGGTATCCAAAGCCGAGCAGCATGGTGTCGTGAAGGATGCATTCATTGTGGATCTCACTGGATACTCGGCTCCGGAGAAACTGGTGACGCAACTTTCCCGCTATAACGCGCTGCATAAGAAAAACAAGATCAGACGTTTGTTCCTATTGGACAACAACGGGATGAGAGAAATCGAGCTGCAATAAAAACCCGGAGGCACTCCCGCACGAATAGGCTATTATTTCAAGTCTGCACGGGACCTCCGGTACTTCTATTTTACCAAAAACCATTGATTTCGGTGGATTGCCAGAGCAGACGAATGGACCCGACTGTAACTCGGGCGCTTCACAGCCGCGCAGGTGCGAATCCTGCATCCACCACTCGGCCAGCCATTCAGGTTGGCGGCGACCATGCGCCGTATCGCGTGGGAGGACCATACAGCGCACCGTGGCGCGGTCGAACTCGAATCCACGGGAAACAGCAAAGGAGAGCAGCATGTCCATCAGATTCCGATTCCCGGCACGCATCCGTCTCATCGACGGCGGTGGCGACGAGGGCGGTTCCAATGACGGTGGCGACGGCGGTGAGCCGAGGTCGTTCACCCAGGAACAGGTCGACCAGATCGTCGAGAAGCGACTGGCCAAGGAGCGCGGCAAGTACAAGGACTACGACGAGCTCAAGTCCAAGGCCATGAAACTCGACGAGATGGAGAACGCCGGAAAGAGCGAAATCGACAAACTCAAGGAATCGAACGCGGCGCTGCGCAAGCAGATCGACGACGCCGCGGCCGAGAAGCAGCACGCGGAATGGGTGTCCGAAGTCGCCAAAGACAAGGACGTTCCGGCCGAACTGCTGCGCGGCGGAACCAAGGAGGAACTCGAGGCGCATGCGGACCTCCTGCACGCGGCGCTGCATCCGGCATCCAAGCCGCCTCAGGTGAGGAACCAGACGGGCTCTCCATCGCACCAGAACAACAACAAGGACGCCGAAGAGCTCTCGTACATCCACCAGCTCCTAGGCGAATAACCCAACCATCCGAAAGGACAAGTCATCATGGCGATGAAAACAGACCAGATCAAGCTCCCCGTGAGCGTGGCCACCGAAATCGTGAACAAGGCCAAGGACACCAGCACCATCGCGTCCCTGAGCCCCAGCACGCCACAGATCTTCTCCGACGCCGACTACCTCGTGTTCAACGGCAAGAGCGAAGCCGAGGTAGTGGCCGAAGGCGCGGTCAAGAGCAGCTACGAGCAGACCGTGGACTCCGTCGTGGCGAAGCGCTTCAAGGTGCAGACCACCACCCGCGTCACCAGCGAACTCCAGTGGGCCGACGAGGACAACCAGCTGCAGATCATCCGCAGCATCCAGGCCGATCAGGCAGCCGCACTGGGCCGCGCCCTCGACTACGTGATCTACCATGCGATCAACCCCAAGACCGGTGAGGCGCTCTCCGGATTCGACCCATTGAGCACGTTCGCCGTGCAGGTGATCGCCACCGAGGATGAGATCGGCAACGTGGACGCTTTGGCCGACGCGCTGAACGACTCCTACGACATCAACGGTGTCGCCCTGTCCAAGACCTGGGCGTCCCGCCTGCGCAAGCTGCGCGTCCCCTCCACCGGCATGCGCTTCTACCCGGAGATCCCGCTGAACCTGCAGGCCGGCAGCCTGGACGGCATCACCGCCGCGACCTCCGGAACCGTCAACGGCCGACTGGCCAAGACCCCGACGAAGGTGCTCGCGTTCATGGGAGATTTCAGCCTCATCAAATGGGGCATGGTCCGCGATCTGACCAGCGAGATCATCGCCTACGGCGATCCGGACCAGACCGGCGTGGACCTGAAGGCCCATAACCAGATCGCATACCGCACCGAGGCGATGTACGCGTTCGCGATCATCGATCCGAAGGCGTTCGCCGTACTCAAGGCCACGGAATGAGGTGAACGATGAGTTTCCCCATCCAGACCCTTGTGGTCAATCCGTCAGGTAAGAAGAAGCATACGATCGGACCGTTGGACGCGCAGGTGAGCCTTGTCAACAAGGATGGCACGGACTTCTCCGCCGGATCCAGCGCCTACGAGCTGCCGGCGGCCGGCGAGGACACCCTCGGCGGCATTAAGCAGTACGCGCCCGAACAAGCGATCGGCAACGTCGACAGCAACATCGCCGAGGCCGCGGCGGACACTCCGACCAAGGACGAATTCGACAAACTCGTCACCGCGTTCAACACGTTGGCGAAACAGTTCGACGACATCATCGCCGGCCTCGTATCCGCCGGGGTGGTCAAACTGCCGGACAAGAAGTGACCATGACGGACGAGCCCGACATGTTCGCCACCTCCGACGACCTCGAACGGAGGTGGCACAAGCTCACCGACGAGGAACGTCAGAAAGCCGACACGCATCTCGCGGACGTGACCGACTACATCAAGGAACGCTCGCCCATCTGGCGGCGGCTCCTCGAAGAACGGCCACGCCTGCTGACGAAGATCACCTGCGACATCGTCCGCAGAATCATGCAGGCCGACCCGTACGACATTCCCGGCGGCATCACGCAGATGAACCAGACCACCGGCAGCTTCAGCGAACAATACAGTTTCGGAGCGCCCACCGGCGATCTCTGGCTGCGCGACGACGAGAAACGCATCCTCGGCATCAACGCGCAACGCGCGTTCAGCGTCGACATGGCAACGGGGGAGACGTCCTAGTGGAAACCATCGAAATCTGGCGCGGCCAGCCCACCACCGACACGGACGGCAACCCCATCCAGGGCAAACCCGCCCGCGTCGGCACGTTCCAGGCGCTGGTCGCCCCAACCTCCACCACCGACCAGACCGAGGAGAACGCCAGCCCGCAGACCATCGAATACACGATCCACATCCGCGGTAGCCAACCATCAGGCATCCAGGCCGCCGACCTGATCAAAGTCAGAGGCATCCTCCTGCCCGTCAAA